CTCTTTACTTTAATTGCTTATTATATTACACAGTTATAGTGTAACCTATTTTTAACTAAAAAGCAAATGAAAAATAGTAATTTTTAAGAATTTTATAAAATATTTTACGCCCTATAATAATGTAGAAATTAGAACGTTTCTACAAATTACATTTAGGGTAAAACTACTAATCATTTATCGTTTGACCAGCAGCGACTCGACTGGGAGTCCGTTTTTCTTCAAATACAATAAAAAAGGGAGGTGCATTTCTCTTTTTTAAGATAATTGTTTTGTTAGCATTTCTTCAGTAAAGGTTTCTATGCCAATATAATTCTTAGAAAGCTTCTGCATCTTTCTTTGCATCGGCTTAGATACACCATCAGCAGTTGCGATACTTGATATTCTTACTATAGAGGAAGATAGAAATGAAAAACTGTATAGATTGTAATATAAAATTAACTGATTACGTCTTTTAAATAATGCAAACAGTTTCTCGTAAACAATTCTTGAAGATGATGGAATAATACAAATTCTCAAGAGAATCTCCAGCAACTGATGTAATTAATCCCCGCACATCGGTTATACTTAGTTCATTTAGATACATATCAAGTGTGTTAATTTTAGAATTTAATCTATCAGCGTCTTTTCCAATATCATATCTTCAATCAATTTTCTAACTTTAACAAGTTCAGGATCTTCTGGTTTATCTTTTGGCTTTACTTGTTCAAGTACATTAATAAGAATTGCTGTTGGTTCAACTTCATTATCAATCATTTTCTTAGCGATTTTTTGTTGCTTCGCCTTTGGAATATTAGCTAAATTAACAGCCTTTCTAAACTCTTCAACAGCAGTCATATTCTCCATAATATCAATTATTTTACTATCGAGTTTATCATCAGTAAGTGCTTCAATAACTTGCAACATTAATCTGCCTCCTTGCTTCTTTTCACTCAATATCTCAGCAGCTTTTTTAGCAATTTCTTTTTGTTTTGATTTTGGAATTTGGTTTACTCTGATAAGAGTTCTAAATTGACTAACTTGATATATATTTGGTAAAAGATTTGCTGCTTCTTTATCGAATTTAGCATCATCCAAAACATCAAGTGCTCCAGCGACTTTTGATACATTCCAATTTCCGCCAAGGAATTTGGATATTGTTGTCTTGCCAACACCTTTTCCTTTTAATATACTAAACTCTTGTCCATTTCTAATGTCTAAATTCGTAAGGCTAAATTTAGCCTTACGAAATTCATCATAAGTTTTACATTTTGCCAATTCTGCGTTAAGAAACTTTCGTACAGAGTCGATGGTCTGTATCATTACTTGTGGTGACTGCGACCAGCCAAGATTTTCTTCGGCCATTATTTTCACCATTTTTGCGTCGTCAATCTCTCGAACTGGTATATCAACTTCTTTAATACCAAGTTCTTTTATAGTAATCCAACGATGATGTCCGTAAGCTAATTGATACTTGTCTTTTTTTGTTGGATGTGGCCGAACAAGTATATTATCCCAAAATGATGTGTTCTTAATTGAAATCTTAAGTGCTTCAACTTTTGCTCTATCAATAGGATATTGCTTTATCCCACGATACGGATTAGCTTCAATGTTCTTTACTGCGATTTTCATTTTTCATTTCTCCAAATATATGTTATGAATTTCTTTTTCCAACAGGAACACCTGCATCTTTATCAAAAGTTTTAACAAAACGATTATTCATTTCATCATAATAATCAATAGGCACTATTAGTTTTTTTATTAGTGGGTCTAATGTAAGCAGCATAAATTCATGTTCTTCTTTGTCATCTTCTGTTAATTTTAAATTCCAATCACCTCGTATATAATTATTTGTTGGTTTAATAACAGGAATATGACAAGGACAATTTGGATGTTCTGGAATAGATTCATAATCTTTTAATAAAAGAGGATTTAATTCTTCCTCTTCTTCCTCTTCTCCTTCTTCAAAATTTTCAAAATCTTCATTATAAGAATTTATATGTTCATTAAAACAATCATAACAATTACTTCCTGTTATAATTTCATTATCAAATTTATCAACATCCATACTATTACAAAATGGACATTTATATAAATAAGCTGATTGACCATCTGAAGATATATTGACTTTTATAGGTAAATCAAATTCTTTTTTACAATTAAAACAATACCATTTCATAATCTATTTACCCCGATTATTAGCCTAAAAATAAGGTTGCGATTCCCAGCAAGCCTAAAATGGCCTATATGGGTACTTTGTTCCGCTTAACAGGTAGTTTTTCCCTTTACGGGTCGATAAAGGAAGAATTTCGAGCCTATAATGCCTTGAATTTACTATTTTAGACATTTTACGTATTAACTTAAATAAGTAGATCAGCGAAATCAGAACTACTTAAATTTTTCCCAACATCGACTATATTATAAGTTGCTTCATTTAATTGTTGTTGTATTTCTTCTATTTCTTTTTCAATTTGCCTTTTACGAATTTCTTTTATCGTTTCTGGTTGTGTCTCTTTACTTCCATCTGGAAACTTATAAAACCGAATGTCGAATTCATATTGTTGACAAAAATTTAAACCTGCTCTAAGACGCATCCCTGTTCTTTGCCCGCCAAAATAAAGAACAGTTTCCTTTGGTTGTTCTTCACCTTTACACTTTTTCTGTCTGAATTTTAGACACTCTTGACAATATCTACTTTTCATTTTCATTCTCCAATTATTTACTAATATATTTACAGCCAATTCTGGCATTAAATACTTTATTAGCATTAGGAGCAGTTAATAAAATAGTGCCTTGACTTTTTCGTTTTGTTTTAAAAATAGAAATTGATTCCATACTTTTATTTAAAACTAATCCTTCTCGTTCTGCTTCTAAATCAAATTCATCCAAAAATCTTTCAGTTTTCATTTTTATCTCTCCGGAAATTGAATAACAATCAACTTTTGCCGACCCCAATTCAATGCTTCTTGATGCTTATCAAAATATACATCAAGTTTATTACCTTTTATTGCTCCACCTCTATCTTTAACAGTAGTTAATCCATAGCCAGGAATATATATTTTAGTTCCAAAAGGAATATTCTTAGGAGCGGCGATCAACTTATCACCAACTTGTATCTTATATCCACTTGCAGTTATACCACAAGCATTAGGACCGCAGCATTTTTCACATCCACAATAGGCCGTGACCTCCGCTGGTCTTGATAGAACTGCTGCTATTAGTAATAGTTGTAGTGTTGACATTTTATTCCAAATTATTTAATAAACAGAAATGTCTGGCCAGTTAAGACTTCGCAGAATTAGCTACTGGTTATTAATTGGCCAGTAATTCCGATTTACCACCAACAAAGATTTTGAGTATTAGCTTGATCTTGCAAGCTATAAAGTAAAACAGTCTCCTCATAATCAAGAACTTGTTTTGCTAACAAATTACGAATTTGTTTTACAAGCTCAATTTGTTCTTTAGTATAAGTTGCCATTTTCATTATCTCCAAAAATTTAACTTGAAAATTGTAAGTCTGACCAACAATGGGGTCAACCCAACGACTGATAACGAATTTATGTTGGCCAGTATTTCAGCTTTCAATATTTAGCATAATGAAACATAAGCACAAAATGCCAAAAGAAGCATTAATTTTGGTCTTAGATTGTTAAATAAAAGATACATTTTTATATATATATCCTCCAAATTTAACTTGTGAAATTTTAAGAACCCATGTGTCCGCCCAGTAATAAATTCTCAGAACTGAGCGGTGACTTACGTTCTTAATTTAAGAAACAGATAAAGATTCTCGAGCTAAATAAGCTGCTTCATTAAATTCATCTATACCAATTTTTTCTCTTAAAGATACTGGCAAAATTCGATGAATTATAGTGCAAGCATCATCGATTTGCTGAATTTCTTTTAAATCACAATGTTTTAATAATAATTTCTTAATTTTTTCACCATTCATTTTCATTTTCATTCTCCCAAATTTAACCTGTGATTCAATTTGAAAACTGTAAGTCTGGCCAATAATGGGAATCTGCTTCTCCTACACCTTTATTGACCAGTATTTCAGCTTTCAAACATTGTTAAAAATTAAAAAGGTAACAACCAACTGATTCCTTATATTGTTCAACTTTCCTTACTTTATTTTGTCTTTTATTAGCCTTCTCAAGACTGACTAAATAAAACAAAATTATTGTAAGTAAAATAGTTTCCATTTTCAACCTTTCAAATTGAAAAATAAAGTTTAGAAAACGCATGGATCTGCGATGTTATTTTTAGCATCGCAGTTCCACAAGTTTTCCGCTTTTATCCCCTTTGCTTCGGTGGCGACCCCACATCCCGCATTTTCTCCCTCAAAATCACACCTTTGATTTTTTCTGCCCTATTTACTTTTTTAAGAACTTATTGCCTTAACTATATAAAGTATAACCTATTTTGAACTAAAAAGCAAATAAAAACTGGTAGTTTAGCCAAAAATATTAAAATATTTTTACGCCCTATAATAAGGCGATATTTGCTTTTTTATCTACAAACTTCAAGCCCTATAATACATAGCTTTTCTACTGAAAAATCATATATTATTTAAAATAAGTCACCAACAAGCCCATAGCTGGCTTATATATACTTTACTACCTTATTTATAATGTTTGGTCACCACAGGGTCACCTGAAAAGAATTTGAAACCTATTACAGCCTGTATTTAAGATTTAATGACCATATGTTTCAAATAACATATCATAACCGCCATGGGAACTCCAATTTTCTCCAGTATCATTAGAATAAACTTTATTCCCTCCAATATAAGTTGGAGAAGAATTATCATACGTCATATAAATATTATTCCCTGTTTCATCACTTCTTGCACAAATTGCATATTGGATACCATTAGATAATAAAACACCATCACCAAAATCTGCTTCGAACCAATCTGCATTTTCAATTGCTAAACCTAATAAACCTCCATTTATTGTTCCACTACATAAATCTTCTCCAGTTGGTTTCCCTCCACTTGTTGCACGAATACTGATTGTCACAGTTTTTCCAGCAGCAGATAATGTAGCAAATAATCTAATTTTTGTAGATTTTATAGTATAATCTTGATTAGCTGTGAATGTTTGTCCTTCCCAATGTGTATCATATATCCCCGCACCAACATCTTCAGAGGCACTATCATCATTTATATTATAATGATCTTGTAAAACAGATTCTTCTATAACAGTTAAACTACCAGTAACCTCACTTATCCCAGTAGAATCACTTTTATATTTTAATTGTGAATTAAGAAAACCAGAAATATTAGAAGCCGAAATTATTTCACCTTTTATGTTAAGAGTAAATATTCCGTATAAATTAGTATATGAATTTAAATTTCCTTTTAATTCCAATTCTAAATTAATATTACCAAAAATATTTGAAATTCCATTTATAATCCCACGATTCTTTATATGACATCCTATAATATCTCCTATTAAAGAAACAACTTCATTAGAATTACCATAAAATAAAATCGAATTATTTATTATACCAATAATATTTGAGATTCCATTGATAGAACTTTTTAATCCTGGTTGTATATTCAAAGAACCAACAATATTACTTATAGCAGAACTTGTTCCTTTAACTCTATCAAGAATTACTTCATGACTCTGCCAAGAATCATATCCATCTCTAACAGTATAAATAACAAATTTTAATCTATCTTGTAAAGAACCAAAATCAGCAATTTCAAAAGTTTCAGTGTAATCATAAGAAGTACCTGTTAATCCACTTACTGTTCTACCTAAGATATTATTTTTATCATATATTTTAATTGTATATGTTGCAATACCATCTTCTCTTCCAAAGTCTGTAGTATCTATTTGTTTTATTAGTGAATTTAATTGAGTAGTATGTTTTCTATTTCTATTACTCCAAGTTATAGCTATTTTATTACTATGAACAGTCGTATTAATTGTCCAAGGATATCGTTCTGCATTAAATTTCAAATTTCCTGGAGGATAAGGACGATATGCTCTACTATTTAATGCAGAAGCTGTTCTTATTGTAGCATCATCTTCATTTAAAACTCCATTAGCTGTTCTTGGTAAAAATTTTATTTGTGGAGTATTTGTAGCAGTATATTCTTTATCTATTACACCAAATTTAGTTTCAGCAAAATAAATTTTATCACCAACAAAATGAGCAGCAGGTACAGTATCTAAAACTCCTCTTGCTATTTCTATTTGCATATTATCTTTATCAATTGAAAGAATTGCTACTATTTCATCATCTAAAATAGCATAAGAATTTTCTTCAACTAAATCTAAATCAATTTCGCTACTTAAATTTATAATAATATCATTTGCATTAATTAACAAATTACTATTAATAATTGCTGTTGGAGTAAAAGCATAATATTCTGTTTCTAAATCTTCAAAATCAAATAAAGCACTTAATCTAACTAATAAATTATAATCAAAAGAATCATCAGAAGGAGTTTCTGGTAAAACATAAATAAAACCAGAGTCAACATCTAATGTATCAACTAAAGAAATTGAACCTAATAAATCTTTACATAAAGTATAATAAGGGATTTCAATAATTTTATAATTTGTAACATCTACAGCATCTGATACTATATCAGTCCATAAAGTATCTGGAGGATCTCCATAAATTGTATAAGCAGTTGAAAATACATCTTCGATACAATCAAGAATTATTTCATTTTTATTTAAACTTCCATAATTAACATTTAACACTCTAATAATCATTGAAGTAATATCTAAATCAGACCAAGATAAAATAAAAACGTCATTAGGTTTTAAATGAGCCATTTTTCTTGTTGCTACAATTTTCATACTTGCCAACATAGAAGCAGCTAATTTTAATTCTCTTTCAACTATTTGATTAGCAAGAGTAGCATTACAAATACCAGGATAATTATAAGATTGTTCAATAATAGCTCCACCTTGTTTTTCTATTAAAGCTATATCTCTTCCGGGAGCAATACGAGGTTTATGATTAATTTTATCCCACCAAGATACTTCAACTTTATCAATAACTTCACCATAAGTAGGACGATCAAAATCCTCTATGTTTATTATATCATCTTCATTAAATGTTTCTAAATCACCACCAGCATAAATTTCAAACATAAAATCATTTGTATAAACAAATGTCCAAGTTGAACCACCATCATTAGAAACTATATAATTACCACCTAAAAATGAACTATGAGTATTTACTCTCCAATAAAATATTTTTATACCTAATGGGTAAATTACTAAAGCATATTTAGTGTTGGTAATTAAATTAACATTAGAAGTTAAATTGCATTCTACCCATGCAGCTTCTGTAGAAACATCATTACCAGAAATAATTCCAGAAGCCAAAATATTGCCGTTAGGGTATCCATCAACATCAGTATCTTGTATTTCAACTTTAATATTAGAAACAAATTCTCCAGCAGATTCAAATATTTTAATTTTTATTTTATTACATGAATAATTTTTAGATGTAGTAAAAGTTTGAGCAAATTGTTGAATACTTCCCTCACGACTTCCATGAGTATCATCTCCAGTATTATTATAATCATAAGGATTATCATAATTTGGATCTCTTGTTAAAGAGATAACCCATTTTCCTGTTTCTAAATCTTGATATAAAATTCCTGCTATACAATTAAGAATTTCTCCTACAAACTCTTCTATAGAAGAGTTTTGATCCCATAATATTGATAGACCAAAATTTTCATCATAACAAATATTAGCAGCTTCTTTAAAAGAATTATCATCTATATCATCTTCTAATTCACCTAATCCCCATTCTGAATTAATTAAACATTCTCTTATTATATGAATTGCATTTAAGTCATCACCATCATCTTCTTGTGGATTTATAACTGCCTTCTCTTTATACCATTGATCATCTCCATTAGTTTGTTTACAAACTCTTTTTAAGAAAAAACTCCAAGGTTTTATATACGGAGATGAACCAACATAAACTCTTCTTAAAATTGCACTAAATAATCCACGAAAAGCTGGTATATCAGAACCAAGAAGTGAAACAAGATATGAATTTTGACTCTGTGCAATATCACCAAACATTAAATCTACATTACCCTCAATTCCGCCCTCTTTTTCCACACCACCAAAAAGATTTGGATTATTTATATTTATTGTATTATTTGGAGGAGTCCCTTGTTTTTGATATGTTTTAAAATTGAAATCTATATCTGAAGGATGAATAATCCAAGTTTTTCCACAATCGGTTGAAATTTCTGCATTCCCCTCAGAATAATTATTAGAATCTGCACACCAAGTTAATGAATCATAACCACCACTTTCTGTCCCTCTTATTATTATGGCATATTTTATTCCAGATGTTAAAAATATTGGTGTATCTAAAATCGCTGTTTCCCATTCAGAATTACTTGAATTTAAAGTTGCTACAAGTTCATTTTCTTCAATATATCCTTTACATAAATCATTTCCGGTTGGATGACCATCAATATCAACATTACGAACACTAATAGTAATTCTTCCTGGAAATTGTGTTGGTGATCTAAATACACGCAAATCTATTGAAGTTAATGTATAATTATTAATTGCTGTAAATGTTTGGGCTAACCAAGTTTGAGGATTTGCACCTATACTTGTATAAAGATCAGTTATTGATTGTTTTAATTCACTTGATGTTGTCCAAGCAATTTTTTCGCCGACCTTAATTTTTTCCAAACCATCTAAGTTGCCATGACCTGCTATCATGTGCATACCTAAATAATATTTATATCCAATAGTTTGTTTTGTTTTTTTAGTGAAAAGACCCATTATTTATTTTCTAAAATAAACTACTTTTTATAGTTTTAGTTACTTTTTGAGTTTTTAAATGACCATACCAAACAACATTAGGAGCAGCAACAAATTTTTTTCCAAATAAAACTTGAATAGGTCTCCCTTCTTCTGCTGTTGGAATATCAAATGCTTCTAATCCTAATGGCTTTATTTTTGGTGTTTTTGGTTTTGGAGCCAATAACATCGAAAGTGCAACCATAACAGCAAGTTTAATAGCAAAAGAAATAGGATCAAAAAAAGCTAATAAAAACATATTTATACAACCGCATCACCAGTAAATGGATTTTTATCTGGTAAATAAGGTTGACCTCCAAAATTTAACTTATTATCAAATTTATCTTTACAAGTTGCTTTTAAATGATCACAACCAGCCCAAGCTCTAAAAGTATCGCCAATATTTAAAGAAGAAATTGATTTAGATATCTTTATTTCTGTTCCAACATGATAAACAATCTTTTGTTTACAAAAACCATTATCAGTTTTTAATTTCCCACCAACAAACCAACCATCAGCTTTTGTACCAAAAATTGTTGCAATAATAGTTGTTCCATCTATATTACTTATAGTCCCATCAACATAAAAATTAGAATCATCTTCAGAAATGGTACACCAATAAGAATAAAGAGGAAGACCACAATTTCGTTGATATTTTCTTTGCAACCCATTTCTTCTTAATCTATTAGTTTTTAATCCAACAATAATTTTAGCTTCTTTTGAAGAAAATTTCACACCTTGTACATACCCTCTCCAATATATTTTATAATCATTTCTATATTTTCTATATATAATTAATTGAATAACTCCCTCAATGGGTTCCTTAATAAATTGCCTTACAAAAGAATTGGACAAATCAATAGTTATTGTAATTTGAGTTTTTAACGAATTTGCATTTAAAATTTTATCACTACTTTGAATTAAAGCAGCTTCATAATTTCTACCATTATAAATAATATTATAATCTGTACTCGTATAAGACCAATATTGTTCGTCGTCTTTATTAAATAAATATAATTCAATAGGTTCAGCATCTTGTACACTTTGCTCATCATTTAAATAATTATGAATATAAAGCGAACCAGAAGAATTACTTGAACCAGAAAAATTACCCTCCATTTCAATCCAAGCCATTATGAAACCCTCATAAAATTAGTTCTACATTCATTTCTATGAGCATAAGGCCATTGTATTTCAACTTTATCCGAAGCTAATCTACATTTATCTACAAAACAAATTTTACAATCTTCGGGTTTTACAATAGTCGATAAACCTAAATTAGAATCAAAATTAATTTCTTCTTTTGTTGGTTCTAATTCAGTTGGACCAGATATATTAGTAATTTTTCTAATAATTAAAGTACCATCAGGAAAATAAAAGCCTATAAAAGTTCTTAAAGAATTAAAACCCATATTTTCTGCAAGACCAATATTTTCAATTTTTACCGAGGTATCTAATGCTAATATATTATCTGTTTGAATTAAATCATTTCTAAAAGTAGGAATAAGAATAGTTTTTTGACGACCATTTAAAGAATATAAAAATTTTCTAAAATTCCAACAAGTTTCTTTCGTATCATTAAAGAAAATATGAGTTTGAGTTAAGAAATTAAAATTGCTATAACTTTCTACTTTAAAAATTCCAGTTTCAAAATCAGTTATGATAATATCTGCGTTGCTATT